GTCCCAAAACAGAATTATCCTACAAGATTCCTTCCAAACGACTTACCAGAAATTCCCTTAAGGAAACCAATCAAAAAGAAGAAGAAAGATTGGGAGCAGGCCTCGATACCACGATCGACTGGAAGAACACGGGCGACAACTCGTACGATGGGGAGAAACTACAACTCCTCGTCCACGACGAATCGGGGAAGTGGGAGAGGCCCGACAACATCCTCAACAACTGGAGGATCACGAAAACCTGCCTCAGGCTCGGTGCAAAAATTGTAGGTAAATGTATGATGGGATCAACATCTAATGCTTTAGCAAAAGGTGGAGATAACTTTAAAAAATTATTTTATAATTCAGATGTCACAAATAGAAACCGCAATGGTCAGACTGCAAGTGGATTATATTCTTTGTTCATACCTATGGAATGGGGTTACGAAGGATTTATCGATAAGTATGGGTATCCTGTCTTCGACACCCCATCAGAACCGGTTGAAGGAATTGATGGCGAAAGAATATATACAGGAGTTATCGAACACTGGGATAATGAAGTTGATGGCTTAAAAAATGATAGTGATGCTTTAAATGAATACTACAGACAATTTCCAAGATCTGAAAAGCATGCGTTTAGAGATGAAACAGTAAATTCATTATTTAATTTAACTAAGATATACCAACAGATAGATTTTAACGAAGAGATGACCGCTAAAGGTCACATAGTTAAAGGTTCATTTTCATGGAAAAATGGTATGAAAGATACTGAAGTTATTTGGACACCAACTAACAACGGTAGATTTAAAATATCTTGGATACCGCCAAAAAATATACAAAACAATACATTAGTTAAAAATGGTATTAAGTACGCTGGTAATAATGGATTAGGTGCTTTTGGCTGTGACTCATATGATATATCAGGAACAGTAGGAGGTAGAGGTTCTAATGGAGCTTTACATGGTTTAACTACTTTTTCAATGGTAAGTGATGTGCCTAATAGTAAGTTTTTTTTAGAGTATGTTGCTAGACCTCAAACAGCTGAGATATTTTTTGAAGATGTATTAATGGCATTAGTATTTTATGGTATGCCTATACTTGCAGAGAATAACAAACCTAGATTACTTTATCATTTAAAAAGAAGAGGTTACAGAGGTTTTTCAATGAACAGACCAGACAAGTTAATTGGTAATTTATCTAAAACAGAATTAGAATTAGGAGGTATTCCTAACTCTTCAGAAGACATAAAGCAAGCGCATGCTGCTGCTATTGAATCATATATAGAAGAATACGTTGGTGCTAAAGACGAAAACCATGGAGATATGTTTTTTCAAAGAACATTAGAAGACTGGGCTAAGTTTGACATATCAAAAAGAACAGCATATGATGCATCTATAAGTAGCGGGTTAGCTATAATGGCGTGTCGTAAACATTTATATCGCCCAAGGGCCGAAAGAGTAGTTAAAAAACTTGATTTTTCATTTTCAAAATATAAAAATGAGGGATCAAGAAGTGAGATAATAAAATAAATATGGCAAAAATAAAAGCGAAAAATTACGCATTCCCTAGTCAAGCGGTATCTGACTCCGTTAAAAAGACTCAAGAGTATGGTCTATCGGTTGGTAGAGCTATTGAACAAGAGTGGTTTAACAAAGACAACAACGGGGTTAGTAGATTTTATAATTCTAGAGAAGAGTGCCATAGATTAAGGTTATATGCTCGTGGTGAGCAGTCTATAAGAAAGTATAAAGATGAATTTGCTATAAACGGAGATCTGTCTTATTTAAATTTAGACTGGAAGCCAGTACCCATAGTTCCTAAATTTGTAGACATTGTTGTTAATGGTATGCAAGATAGAAGTTTTACTATAAAAGCTATAGGTCAAGACCCTTTATCTACAGGTAAAAGAACTAAATTTGTAAATGACGTTCAGCAGGATCTTAACACTGCTCAACTTCTTTTAGATATAGAAACTAAACTAGGAGTATCAGCTCGTAATTTTGCTGTTAACGAATTACCTGCTAATACTGAGGAGCTAGAGCTTTACATGCAACTTAATTACAAGCAAGGTATAGAATTAGCTGAAGAGCAAGCTATTGAAAATATATTCATGTCTAATAGATATGATGATACTAAAAGAAGAATTGATTATGATATAACAACAATAGGTATTGGTTGTGCTAAACACGGTTTTAATAATACTGATGGAGTTGTTGTAGACTACGTAGATCCAGCTAATTTAGTTTGGTCTTATACTGATGATCCTAACTTCGAAGACTGTTATTATTTTGGTGAAGTTAAAAATATAAAAGTTAACGAATTAAAAAAAGAGTTTCCTGATTTATCAAATGAAGAAATATCAGAATTTGTTAAAGAAGGTTCTAATTGGAACACTTACAATACATACAGTCCTCAAGATAATCAAGTTAATGACTCGTTGTCTCAAAATAATACGTTGACAGTTTTGTATTTTAATTGGAAAACTTGGGAACATGATGTTTATAAAATAAAAGAAGTATCAACTGGAGGTTCTAAGGCTATTGAAAAAGATGATTCTTTTGATCCACCTGAAGACTCTGTTAGATTTGCTAAAGTAAAGCAAACTAGAGAAGTTATATATGAGGGCGTATTAATATTGGGAACTCAACAGCTTTTAAAGTGGAAAAAGGCAACTAACATGGTAAGGCCCAATGCTAACTTAAATAAAGTTATGATGAATTATGTTGCTAGTGCGCCTAGAATGTACAAAGGTAATATAAATTCTTTAGTTGCTAAAATGACTCCTTATGCTGATTTAATTCAGTTGACACATTTAAAATTACAACAAGCATTACAAAGGATGACGCCTTCAGGTGTTTATTTAGATGCTGACGGTTTAGCTGAAATAGATTTAGGTAATGGAAATAATTACAATCCTCAAGAAGCATTAAACATGTACTTTCAAACGGGTTCTATTATAGGTAGATCTTTAACTGTAGAAGGTGATCAAAATGCTGGAAGAATTCCAATACAAGAACTTCCTGGAAGTGGTGGAGAACAAGTTCAGGTTTTAATAGGAGCTTATAATCAGTATATTCAAATGATGAGAGATGTAACTGGTTTAAATGAAGCTAGAGATGGTTCTGATCCAGATCCTAATTCACTTGTAGGAGTTCAAAAACTAGCAGCAGCTAATAGTAATGTTGCCACTAGACATATACTATATAGTAGCATGTTTATAACAACTTCATTAGCTGAAGCAATATCATTAAGGTTTAAAGATGTTTTAGAATTTCATCCAACAAAAGAAGCTTTAATTGGATCTATTGGTCAGTTTTCAGTAGGTTCATTAGAAGAAGTTAAAAATTTAAATCTACATGATTTTGGTATATTTCTTGAATTAGAACCTGATGAAGATGAAAAAGCTCTACTTGAAGCTAATATACAAATGGCCTTATCTAAAGGAGATATATTTTTAGAAGATGCTATTGATATACGAGAAGTTAAAAATGTTAAACTAGCTAATCAATTACTAAAATACAGAAGAGTAGCTAAACAAAAAGCTGATCAAGCTCAAGCTCAAGCAGCTAGTGCAGCTCAAGCTCAAGCACAAGGCCAAGCTCAAATAGAAGTTGAAGCAGCTAAAGCAGATGCTGAACAAGTTAAAACAGATTCAAAAATTCAATATAGAAAAGCTGATGTAGAGTTTGAGATTAAAAAAATGGAACTTGAAACTAGGTCTAAAAAAGAATTAATGCAATATGAATTTAATTTAAATGTTCAATTAAAAGAATTAGAATTAAAATCACGAATGGAACTTGCTGAAAAAAGCAATGCTACAGCTTTGAGCAAAGAAGCTATGAAAGTAGAAGGAAGAATTAGTGGAGCTCCTAATACAGACAATCCCACTAAAGATTTTGAATCAGCAGGTAATGATACCTTAGGTGGCTTTGATATGGGAAGATTTGAAGCATCTTAAAATTTAAAAACTATTATATTTTATAAAATTATGGAAAACAATACAGAAGAAAAAGTCGAAGTAAAGGTTGTAAACGGAAATGAGGATGTTGTAATAACTCCTCAAGAAAAAGAAGTAGCAGTACTTGAAAAAGCTATTGAATCAGGTGAAGTTGATAAAGAATATGGGCTTCAAGATGATGGAGTTTATAAAGTTAACATTGATAAAGAACCTAAAAAACAAGAAGAAAATGCCATTCAAGAGCGAGAAACAGAGGAGGTTTCTGTGGGCAAACGAACCAGAGATAGCCAAGAAGTGGACGGTGAAGTACGGGTCGAATCCAATAGCCAAGAAGCTACCGAAGAAAACAAAGAAGTAAACGAAACAATAGAAGACTCTCCTTTAGAATTAGTTAAAGAAGAAGAAGAAGAAGCACAACAAGAGGAAATAGAAGAAAAAGCTATTCCTTTGACTAAAGAACAAATAGTACAAGATACTAATATAGAATTACCGGAAGGAGTTGATAAACTTGTAAAGTTTATGCAAGAAACCGGAGGTACAGTAGAAGACTACACTAAATTAAATAGAGACTTAACAAAAGTAGATAATGTTAGTTTAGTTAGGGAATACTACGAATTTACAAAACCGCATCTAGATAAAGAAGATATCGATTTTTTAATGGATAAAAACTTTTCTTATGATGCTGAGTTAGAGGAAGAATCTGACGTTAAAGCTAAGCAATTAGCTTTTAAAGAAGAATTATTTAATGCAAATAAAGCTTTAACAAAAGTTAAGGAACAATATTATACTGATCTTAAGTTAAGAAAAAAGAATGATGTTGATCCAGTTTATAGAGAAGCATTTGAGTATTACAATAAACAAAAGCAAAAGGCTGAAGGAAGAACAAAATTCCAAAATGATTTCAATAATAAAACTGAAAAAGTATTTTCTGATAATTTCAAAGGTTTTGATTTTAACGTTGGAGAAAACAAGTATAGATTTAAAGTTGAAAATCCTAAAAAAACAAAAGAGTTCCAGTCAGATATTACAAATTTTTTAAACCAATTTGAAGGTGAAGGAAGCGCTAAAGACGTGGATAAATACCATAAAGCACTTTTTGCTGCGCAAAATGCAGACAAAATAGCTAATCATTTTTATGAGCAAGGCCGTGCCGATGCTATAAAAGATTCAGCTAGAAAAGCTAAAAACATAAATATGGA